ACTTTGCTCAAAAGGCTTCTTTGTTCGTTGGTGCTTCTATTTGGAGTGGTTCTGCTTTAGCGGTTTCTCAGTTTGGTTCTACACAAGGTATTTCACAAGGCGGTTCAAACGCTGTGACAGGCCTTATCGACACAATGCTTGCTGACTCAACAGTCAATGACATTGCTGTTGGAGGTACTTACAAGCAGTCTGCATCTTTTACTGATGCTGCTGACACAGTCATTACTGTTGCTTCTACGGCTGATTACGCTGTCGGAGACAAGGTAACACTTAGCGAAATTTCAGATGCTGCTGTTGATTCTAACGATGGTAAGACTTTTAGCATTACTCAAGTAATTGATGCAACAACTTTCAAAATTGGGTTAGATGTATCTGCTGCTGCCGCAGGATTTACAGGTAACGTTACTTGTATTAACAAGAACAACGTTATACCTGCATTAGAGGAAGTATACCGCAATATGGCAGACTCTATTCGTCTTGCTCCTGACACGGTTTTCTACGTTCCTTCACGTATTGCTGCTGCTTACAAATTACAACAAGCAGAGGCTGCTTACTCTCCTAACGTTTACTCTCAAGATTATGAGTTAGCGTTTTTAGGATACAGAGTACTTGAAGTGCCTGAGATGCGTAACAACGCTATCGTTTGCTCTCGAATTGCAAACCTACACTTTGCAACGCCACTTATCAGCGACCTTAACCAAGTATTGATTGTTGACCAGTCAACTGCTTCTGCAAGTCGCACAATTCGTTATCGCTTAGACTTTGCCTTTGATGTTGCTATCTCTGATGGTAAGAGCATCACACTTCTAAGCTAATTTTTAACCTTATAAAATAGCATAGAAAATGGCTTTAAGTAGTTTAACAGTAGACAAGTGTAACAGAACAGCAGGTGGTATTAAACGCCTGTTGCTTTGTGACCTTGCAAAAATAAGTTCAGTAACGTTTGACGTTACCCTTGACAAGCACGATGTTACTGACATCGACTTTGCTGCAACAGGAGCAGGTGAAGGATTTGTTGAATTTACCTTTAAGAAAGGTGAAGCACGTTACGAGTCTAATACAGAGCGTCAGGACAACGGAGTAGACGTTACAACCGTTAACATCTTTATGAACGTACCTGCACCAACATCTGCACAGCTTTACTCTTTAGAGCAAGTGCGAGATACCTGCGAATTAGTTGCAGTTATTCAAGAATTTGGAACAGGTACAAAACTTCGAATGTTAGGTGCTGACCAAGCAGAACTTGGAACGCTTGAGTTTAACTCACTTAACGGTGGTTCAGGTTCTGTACGTACTGATGCAAACACCTTTGAGTTAAACATAATGGGAATGCAAGAGCAAGTACCATTTATTGTTTCAGCTTTAACAGGAGGTTCAGGTGCTATTACCGACACCGACTTGATGATTGCAGAGTTGTTAACACCAACTGAATAATATGTCTTGCAACTGCAAGGTAAAACCACAATACAGAGGCAAGTCCATCTCCTTCGTTGGAGGTGGGCTTACCCTTGTATTTCCCTTAGATGGCTCAAATCCCTATAATGAAGAAACCTGCAAAAAATACCCTAAATTCTTTGAATGCCTTTCAGATACTAAACCTTCTGGACGAAAGTCACGAAAAGCCGACAATGGGGTCGGAGATAGTAGGGTATCGAGGGACAAAGTGGATAAAGTGGGGAGAGGACGGAAACGCAGGTCTGTTTCCACAGAGGATAGCAGAAGCGTATCAGAACAGCAAAACGCTGAGAGCAGTCCTAACACAGAAGAGCAACTTAGTAGCCTCCGACTTGAAGACGGAGAACGAGAGCCTTCAAAAGAAGATTGATAAGTTCACGAGTCCAAAGACTCACTACGATTTAAGACAACTTATCTACCGTGTTGCTCTAGACGTACAACTACACGGTGAAGGCTTTATAAAAGAAGTCCGCTACATCGAGTACGCAGGCAACACACCAATTAAGGAGCGCAGCTTTGCAATGCACCTAGATGCGTCGCAAGTACGTTTCGGCTCAGACGTTGATGAATACCTAGAGCCGACAGGTGTATGGATAAGTAAAAACTGGGCACATTATTCACGCAACGAATACAGACCTTATAGGCTACCGTTATCAGGGTATGGCTATGAGGATTTTGTAGATGAACAAGACCGTGTGTTTAAGAAGGTTTGTGTGCATCGTGTTGGCGATTACGAGCCTGCAATGCAAGTATATGGCCGAGCCAATTGGACAGGTGCGTATTACGATGCAATCCTTGAAAACCTATTGCCTCGTTTCAATTACACGCATTTACAGAACTCTATACATCTAAGTGGTATCCTAAACGTTGAGATGCCGTTTACACCTGATGACGATACAGCCAAAGAAATTCGTGACCGTATCCGTGAGCAACTTAAAGGAGAAAATGCCTTTGGGCCAAGTACACCTGTAAACATTTCAGGTGGCGATGGTAAGCTTTCACTTGTACAATACAACCTTCCAACTGACGGAGCGTTTAAAGACTTAGGGCGTACGTGTGAGCGTAACATTATAATGGCAGCAGGATGGCATCCGTCACTTATGGGTGTTGAGGAAGCAGGCAAATTAGGCAACGTGCGTGAAGTAGAGAATCACCATAGACGAGTGATGCAATACGAAATCGAGCCATTACAAGAGAAGATACTGCACACCTATCTACATACCTTAGAGGGTACTGAGTACTACGAGCTTGCAGAGCAGTCTCCTATTATGTTTGAGAACAAGCCAATGTTTACAGCACTTGACTATGTAAGCCAAGCGAAGATAGACGAGGCAGTTCCATTATCTGAAATACAAAAAGAGTTAGGCTATGGCGTTGATGACAGCGAGTGATATAGTAACAGAAGCGTTTTACGCTAACTTTGACCCTGCCGATATTAAAGCAAGGTTTATTGACTTGATTGAGGACAACACGATTAAGCCTATTCTTGGCGATACGTTATATGCCTCTGTAAGCGGTGGGAGTCCCTCTGCTGACGAGATAACACTTAGAGATACCTACGTAAAGCCTTTGCTTGCTTATGGCGTTAAATCGCTTGTATTGGCTAATAACAGTCCACGTATTAGCAATGTAGGTGCAGCATATCCAAACACAACAAACGCAACTGCAACCGAGGAGGCTCGTATGGTTGCACACAAACAGAACGAAACCTTAGTTCAGCAACTACGTCAACGATTGATTGACTACCTACGTGACAATGCGAACACGTATGGTTGGTCTGAACAAAACAATTCCGATTTTATCACCAATTCAATATTTGTAGTATGAGTTCATTAATAGAATTTATCCAAGTTTGGGGATGGCAGATTGCCACTATCCTCCTAGGTGCTGTCGTGTTCTATGACAGATACATTGCACCATTAACTAAAACCAAGAAAGACGATGAAATACTTGAGCGCATACTTGAGCTGTTGCCAGATGCAATCGAGGAACGTCTATTTGTAGAAAAAGAGGAGGAGGACAAGAAGAGTGCTGAGTAAGTTTCTTGCCTCGATTATAGAGTTCTTTGCAGGAATTGGCAAGGCTCTGCCAACAATAGCAGACAATCAAAGAACACGCTTAGAGATTAAGCGACCTGCAAAAGAAGCACGTGCTAAACTACGTGCAACTCGAATCAAGAGGAGGCAATTACGAGCAGACCGTAAACTTCGCAAACGTGCAAAAAAGAGTGATACATAAAGGCATACTTACAACGATACTTACAGCAATTGGTTGGTTCTTACTGCCTATTGCGTGGTATCTTGTATTTACTATTGCCTTAGTGTTTGCTGATTTGTACACAGGATGGCGTGCATCTAATATGCGGTTCATTAGTCGAGGTGTGCGTAAAAGCATTGACAAGGCTATTGCCTATTTTATTGCTATATTAATTGCACACGCATTTGACCTTTTGTATTTGCCTGACGGCAGACTAATTGTATCATTTGCAGTTAGCAGTATAATCGCATCAACAGAGATGCTTAGTGTTTATGAGAACATACAACGACATACTGGCACAGGGTTACTATCAGCACTCAAAAAGTATCTCAATGGTAATCCTAAATCCTGAGGGTGGAGGTACTATTGCAGGCCTATATAATGGTAAACACTCTCCTGAGTTTAGACACGGTATTCTTAATGGTGGCAACTTTAGTCGTTGGATATGCAATGACTTGCAGAGAGAGTTAGATTACGAGGCAATACATTACACTAACATATGTTCTGAACTAAGCAACGTGTCAGAGTGTACACGTGTACAGCGTTTAAACAGCTATACAATGGCTTACGACACCTTTGCTTTATCTATCTATACAGGAACACACGAACGTTCAGGTATACGCATCTTAGGCAACATCCGTGAACGTAGCGAGGAGATAGGCGAGTTGTTGTATGAAGAGATGTCTATAAATATGGAAGGTTGGCAAATGCCTGTGGATAAAGTTTGCTATGATTTGGAACACGAGCACTCTATTTTAAAGAAACCAAAATGTCCGTCTTTTGTTATATATGCAGGAAGTGTTGACTTGTACTATGATTATAGTCGAATGATTAACCTGCAATACCAAGAGTCGATTGTTGGTGCATTATTTAATACAATCAAAACTATATGTCAGAAATCAGGCCAAGACTAAGCGGACAACGCAGGAAAGCATTTGAAAACATAACACGTGATGAACGAAGGATTCTTATTATTGGAGACGTACATCTCCCATTTTCTCATAGTGGATATTTGGACTTTTGTGTGGACGTTTATAATAGGCACAATTGCAATCAAGTTATATTTATCGGAGACATTATAGACAATCATTACGCATCGTATCACGAAACAAGTCCTGACGGATTAGGCGGTGGCGATGAGTTGCAATATGCTATCAATCAAGTAAAGGATTGGTCAGATGCTTTTCCTGTCGCTGACGTTATTATTGGTAACCACGACAGAATTATTATGCGTAAGGCATTTAGTAGTGCAATACCTAAAGAATGGATAAAGTCGTACAATGAGGTGCTTGGCACAAATTGGAATTGGGTTGAGCGTATTGTTTACGATGACGTTCAGTACGTACACGGCGAAGGTGGTACAGCACGCACAAAGGCTAAAAACGATATGATGTCAACGGTGCAAGGACACATTCACACACAAGCTTACACCGAGTGGATGGTTGGCAATAAGTTTAAAATATTTGGTATGCAGGTCGGTTGTGGTATAGATAGGTCTGCCTATTCTATGAGTTACGCTCGTGCATACAAGAAGCAAGCCATTGGTTGTGGTGTTGTTATCGGAGGACACACAGCTATTAACTGCCTGATGGACTTATAAACTACCAGAGGCGTATATCTGTCCATATTTCATAAACTCTAAAAGACAGGCTTGGTAAGTGTGCTCTATGACACTTCCTTGTTCAGCAGGCTTTGCAAATATACCTGCGGATGCAAGCCGAGCAACCATCGTAGTCCATCCAAAGTTATATTTGGGAGTAGACGAGTTGCTTTTTTCGTGAGTTCTGTCAAAGAAGGCGGGGTATCCTTCTTGAATGTGTGATTGAACAAAAGAAAAAAAAACGAGGCAGACAGTATTGCATCCATATTTACATCTTGCCATTCCTCAAGTCTACGTGCAAACTCTACGTCATTTACTTCGACAGGGCCACGAGCAAACGCAGCCAACAACAATAGTCCTACATCTGCATTACTATTGCTATCGTACTCAGAGTCTTGTAAAAACTTCATTGCATCGTTAGCGTTTTCCCAATCTCCGACCGTCATAAACGGCTTATCACCTGCTTGTGCTTTGCCTAACATAGGTATTTCGTACATCACATCATTATGCCAAAACTCTTTGACCTCTGGCATCTCCTCCATCCACATCATAAGGTTGCCAAGTATAGCAGAGAACTCCATAATGTTCGCCTCATTAGCATTTATGCCAAGCATTGAACAAACAAGTCGCACATTGTTTTTTACAATGTTCTCTTCGTCTACTTGTGCAAAAGGTGCAATGCGTTCCTTGTAATAAGCGTACGATACTTCGTGCCAACCTGATGGTAACTCAACGGTCTGCTGTCCGTCTAATGTAGTAATCTCCAATGTGAACATACTTAAAGATAATTTTTTTTTAGTTAGGTGTTGCATATTTAGATTCAATGTGTATATTAGCAGTAAATTATTAACATTATGTATTATTTAAATTCTATTGAATTACACAAAGAAAGAGACTACATAGTCAATTACTCTCACCTTGGTTACGACTCACCTCACCAAGTTGTCATTACAGTAAATGGTGACGAGTTTGAGGAGTGGTATTACGACCTTGAAAATGTTGCTTGGGATAGTTACAAAGAAATGACCAACGACAGTACAGGATTGTTTATGTATATGCACAAATACTTTGTATGGCTTGATGAGCAAGAGCAAAACGATGAAGGCGATGGCCAAGATGTAAAAGATGGCGATTGGTCTGTCTGTCCTTACGATGAATTACGTGACTCACAACAAAACAATTAATTATGAATAACACACAAGAAACAATGAGAAAACAACAAGAAAGAGAAAGAGCAGTAATGCACCTAGATGACTTTTTGCATACTGCCGAGATTGAGGACTTTGTAGGCATTGTAAATGAGACAATGCAAAAGCACTATAATCACGACTTAGACAAGAAGTACTTTAACCACCATACTTATCAGCGTATTGAGTTGACGGTAAACAATTGCCATCCTAAGGCACGTGCCATTGCGAGCGTGCTTGGAGATATGCACGTTAAGGACTTTGCAAAGTATACTGCTGAGGTATTGCGTAACGAGTACGGAGGCCATAACTTTGTGCCATTTATTACTAAACTTATTAATGAATTAGAAGATGACACTACTAGATAAACTAAACCCTGAGCAAGTGACAACCTTGATACTAAAAAAAGACGAGCGACCTATGCACTACGAGCGTGCAATGGTTGCCCTGACAAATAACGACAACGTGTTTGAGCTGACTGTTGGCGATGCGATTTGCGTTATTGATATGTGTGAGCTTGACGATTGTGCAAGTGGATTATATGACCTTTATAAATATTTTAAAAATGACTAATTACGAGATTCTAAGACAACCGATACAGCCTAACGAGATTGAATGGCGTGTACAAAGTGCGAAAGGTGGCAAGACCACAATCGTGCCATACATCCAGAGCCGTGCTGTAATGAACAGGTTTGACGATGCCTTTGGCCCTGAGGGTTGGAAGGACGAATACAGAGAGTGGAAAGGTAAAGGTGTTATGTGTACGCTGTCAGTTAAAACTGATGACGGATGGATAAGCAAAGAGGATGGTGCAGATGACACAGCCATTGAGTCAACTAAGGGCGGTATAAGCGATGCGCTGAAGAGGGCCGCTGTAAAATTTGGTTGCGCCCGAGATTTGTATGACTATCCGCTTGTACAGATAGAAGGAGAGATGCGTTTTGTGCCTCGTGAGATACGTGGACGATTAGACCAAATGACCACAATGATTAACGATGGTCAGTTTACTCAGCAATACGTCTTAATCAAGAAGCAATGAGTTTAATTAAAAACGTTAATCACATAAAACAAGCCATTGACTTTACAGGATTGCAGAACGACAAGATACATCCTTCAGATATTGATGCCGTTCTAGAATTTGATAATGAAGCTTTGATATTGATGGAACTAAAAAACTATAACAGCAAAGGAATACCTATTGGGCAACGGTTAATCTTAGAGAGGATAGTAGACTCGTGGCATACAATAAAAGCCACAGCACTTAAGATAGAGCATAATCAATTAGGAACTGAGCCTATTGATTTATCTAGGTGTGCAGTTACATCTTACTATATGAATGGGGTTTGGATTGAGACTGACATTATGGTTAAGGATGCACTTAATTCACTAGGCTACTTTTGGAAAATTTCAAAACTAAAATTTATATGAGTTGGGAGTTTGTAACATACGACACGATAAACGACTTGCTAAATAGCAAGGAGGAAGCTCGTCAGATTAAGTACAATCAACTGATGTATCTGGAAAGGCTGTTGACCACGTCAAGTTATGGCGAGGACAAAAGAGAGCAAATACTTGCAGAAGCAGAGGAGGTTGATATGATGGAAAGGCTTGTCCTGATTAACAAAGCCAAACAGAATCAGCTTGACCCTATTCGTGAAAGGGATAGCTATTCAAGTACACAAGCAGCAAAGCGTGCTGCCAACAGATAATTATTATATATTCACGACCTAAATTATTTTATTATGGATGCAAGACACGTTTTTAAACGTATAGAGGAGAACTATGAATTGAGCAAGGCACATCTGACCTGCTCAGACAGAAGCAAAAGGTTTATAGAAATGCGACAATTTATGTGCAACTTTCTAAGAGATGAATCGCCTATGAGCCTAAAGCAGATAGGCAGAGCATTGTGCCGTGACCACGCTACGATTATAAACTCAATCAAGAAGTTTAATGACCGTATGGACACAGACCAAGAGTACGCAAACAGATATGCAGACTTTGTGTTTTATATGAAACGCAATGACAGCGATAAAGAGCGTGACAAGGCTTTAAAGATTTTAGAGTTGCTAGAAAGTAAGCCAACGATAGGAGACCGATTACTTGTTATACAAAATCTTATAAGCGATGGCTCTGAAGTGGTTTAAGTTCTATCCACAGACGTGGATTACTGGAAGAATAATGATGGAATCGCACACGGTTAAAGGTGTATTTATTGACTGCTGTAACTTATTGTTTACTCGTGAGTGTGATGTTGATGAGGAGATGCTTCGTGAGTATGTGCGCAATGATAAAGCAATTGACCGATTGTTTAAACGTGGCTTTATGCGTATTGAAAATGACCAAGTGGTTATTGATTGGATATGCGAGGAGGTAGAAGGAGCTGTAAATCGCACTAAGATTGCACAGGAAAAAGCACACAAGCGATGGAACGGCAATGCAACGGCAATGCAACAGCATAGCCACGGCAATGCTAAAAGAAAAAAAGAGAAAAAAACAAAACAGAAGTTTAATAAACCAACAGAGAAACAGGTGACAGAGTACTTTAAAGAGAATGGTAAATCTGCATCTGAGGCATCTAAGTTTTATCTCTACTATGATTCACAAGGTTGGCTAAAGTCAAACGGCCTTGAGGTTAAAAATTGGAAGTCAACAGCACGTACTTGGTGGAGCAAGGAGGATAAGTCTAAACCAAACTATAAATTTGCCTAATGAGACACGAGAAAATTGAGGTAATTGTATTGGGTTCTATACTAATGGAAAAGGGTGCGTATCACGTTGTATCTGGAATCTTACAACCTGATTACTTTACAGGATGGCACGAAGAGGTTTACACGGCAATTGTTGAAGTAAACGCTGATGGTAAGCCTATTGACTTGCTGACGGTATGCGAAAAGCTAAAAGCAAAACGTAGCAATGTTAAAGCCTTTGACGTTGCATCTTTAACTAACAAGCTTGGGAGTTCTGCTAATATCGAGGCTCACGCTTGGATACTAAAAAACAGAGCGATAAAGCGAGAACTTGAACTGATGGGTTTAATGATTGCACAAGAGGCCGACAAAGACAACGTATCGGTCAACGAGTTACTTGACAAGGTGCAACAGCGAGTTAATGCAATGACTACAAGTTTTGAGCAGGTAAAGCCTGAGCGACTTGCTACAATTATGAATCGTGAACTTGCAGAACGTAGCACACGAGAGGGCGGTATGTTGGGAGTGCCGACAGGACTGCACAAATGGGATAAGGCAATCGGAGGATTGTACACAGGAGTTCACGTGGTTGCTGCACGTCCTGCGATGGGTAAGACAGCGTTTGCAGTTAGTATTGCAGTCAATGCTTGCAGGGAGTTGCCTGTTTGTTTCTGGAGTGGCGAGATGATTAGAGACAAAATTGCGTTGCGTGTAGAGTCTTATCTAAGTGGAATACAGACAGAAAGGTTACGCCTTAACAGAATAAACGACTCTGAGCGTATGAAGTACGACCAAGCACACGTTACAATGCAGGATTTAGACTTTGAGGTTGACGATACGCCAAGCATTAACTTTGCTCAGTTGCGTATTAAGTGCCTAAAGTGGAAAGCTAAGTACGGCAAGTTTATACTTGTAATGGATTACCTTGGACTTATGGACGATGGCGGAGACGAGTATAGAGGCGTTACTCAAAACTCTAAAAACATTCACGCAATGGCCAACGAGTTAGACATACCGATTGTGTTGCTGCATCAGTTAAGTCGAAGTGTTGAGTCACGGACGGACAAAGTGCCACAGCTTTCAGACTTACGTGCATCAGGAGGTATTGAGCAAGATGCTGACACGGTAACCTTTCTGTATCGACCTGAGTATTACGAGTTAATGGAAGACCCAATACGAGGAGGAGAAACCGAAAAGGGCAAAGCATACGGCATTATTAAGAAGAATCGAGAAGGAGAATGTTTAGTCTGTGACTTGCGATTTGTCGGCCAAAGTAGTCGATACGACAATTGGGATGTTGACAATGTTGACTTTACACCATTTTAAAATTTAGTAAATTAGGAATATGCTTGACACTTATGAAACAATAGCAGAGGGATACTTACACTTGTTTGAGAAACGAGTCTGCGAGTACTTAGTTACAGGGAATATAAACGCACTACGAGAGGCACACGATGAGATATTTGGCCTTGAGGTTGACAAAAACTACTTTGAATGGTCACGCCTTGAGGACTATCTTACGATTGTTGGGCAACTGCTTTATGCGTTTGACTCTAAGAATGAGAAGATATTAAAGATGAAACAAGCACAGCTACTGAGATTCTGGAACAATGTATAAGTACAGCGAGAAAAGAAACACCTTGACCTGCATCTGTGGCAAATGGAAATGCGACACGTCAGAGAAAGGTATACAGATATGCGATTGTGGCAAGTTTACTTACACATACGCAACAAGACCACACAGCTGTGGTTGCAGGGGTAAAATGGAGGACGTGAAGAGCGTTAGTTATGATAAAGTAAAAGATTATTTATGAACAAGCAGTTATTATTGGGAAGGGTTGGACAGCAGCCTGAAATCGTTGATGCAAATACTACAATTTGCAAGTTTAGCGTTGCAACGTCTGAGCGTTGGACTAAGAACGGAGAGAAGCAGGAGCGCACAGATTGGCACAACATCGTAGCGTATGGCAAGACAGCCGAGACACTACACAAGTACGTCAACAAAGGCGACCAAATTTACATTGAAGGAAAGACTCGACACCGTAAATACCAAGACAAAAACGGAATCGACAGGTACGCAGTAGACGTAGAGGTTACAAGCTTTGAGTTTGTTGGTGGCAGTAAGTCAGAACCAAAGGCAGAGCCTGTTGCTGATGTAGGATATAACGATAAATTACCGTTCTAATGGGACTACGA